GCCGTGGAAATCAAGGTTGGTTACGCGCTTGATGTAGTCTTCCGCTTCAGCGATGTAGGGGGTAAGGGTTGAAAGGTCATCCGGGGCCGAATTCCTGAGATACCGGGCTACATCCTCTTCATCGCAAAGAACAATGTCTCCGCTCATTCTGAAAATTCCCCCCTCTCTCGTAGTTACTCGTTAGCCCCAGTCTCCTTCCGTGGCCGACCACGTTTGCGGACGATGGGGGCTGGTTCTTCCCCATCCACTTCGACCTCTGGCAATACGTAGCCAAGGCTCTCCGCGAAGGCGACCATTGAGTGTTCGCTATCAATCAAGTGGACCCCAGGCCCGAGGCGCAAGTCCCCGGACCTGAGGGTACCAACATGAATTTCTAGCTGACGCTTAGTCAACGCCCGATGCCAACAGGCCGCGAGGCGAGCTGATTGCAAAGACCTGATACTCGACCCCAGAGGTTGCCGTAACGTACACATTGGTAGCGTCCGGTGCAGCACTCTGAACCACACTGAAGGCCGCTGCTACGTCAGCAAGCGGAACTAGAGTGAGGATGATGAGCACTTGCTCTGGTGTCCGACCAAGCCCGTGGGCGATGGACTGTTGTGCGCCCGTACCAGTCTCTACCGCAGAGACGAACTGCTTGGTAACAGCTCGTCCCGCGACAGCGATGGTAGTGGATGGTACTGTGTAGGTCATGCTTTAGTCTCCTATCTTTTGGTGTTCAGAGACTTAGCCGCTGACCTGAACGCTCGTGGCGACAACGGTGGCAGCCGGGTGGCCTACGGCGGGAGCAACACGGGCGGTGATTACCCAAGAGGTAGCACCCTCGCGAGGATCGCGCCAAGTCTCCATCCGAATCTGACGGTGGAAGCCTGCGTAGAGGTTGAGGCGGTGTGCGAGAAGCACGGTGCCGGTGGTGCCGCTGATGTTCAACAGAGGAACAGGCACGATGGCCACGTCTTGGAACATAAGGGGCTGCGAGCCACTAAGTAGCGCGTCACCAAGAGGGGTACCACGTGCAGCAAGGCTGGCACGGTAGTTCTCTTCAAGGCTGAGCGGAACGTAGAACCGCATGTTTGGCTTGTCCCTCTTGTACTTCGCAGGAAGTTCCTGAAGCATCGAGAGGAATAGAGCCTGGTAGTCATCCCCGTAGGTCGCGCCGTTTACGACACTAGACCCACCAGTCTGACAGAGCTTGAGCCAGCCGTTGCACAGAGCGTAGAAGGAGTCGCCGCTTGTGGTGTCACCGTTGATCATAAGATCCTCGATGTCACGGCCACTCGCCTCAGCAACCATCGCCATGACGGTGTTGCCGAAGCCTTCACGCTCGAAGTTGTCTTCCATGACCTCGTCAGCAATCGGGACCTCACCGCGAACTAGCACGGTGTCAATCTCGATCATCTCGGTCTGGGGCTGAACACGGTCAGCGTCAGCTAGCCGAGCGCCCTGAACACCAGGACGGAGAACACGGTCAGCGAAGTCGATGTGAGCTTCCTGCCACTTCGCCGCAGCCGACGTGACTGTACGAACGTCAGGTAGCATTACCTGTGGAGTGATGGCGAGCCGTAGGAACGTGGTAACCTGCTCAATCGAGAGCGAAGTCCCCTGTGCTACTAGCGCGTCAGTTGTAAAAGTTGCCTTGCGAAGCAGCTCTTCGTTTGCGATACCCACTTATCCTTTCCCTTCCTTTAGTTTGCCGTGATCCGTCTTAGCGGAGAGTTACCCGGTTGCCGCGACCAATGGCATTGGCCGCTAGGCCGCGCATTAGCGTGTCCAAACTGGCATCCGCCGACTTGGTTACTGGTTCGGTGTCCTGGCCGTCCAGACTCTTTTTGATGGCCCGACCGCGCTCCTTGGCGACAGCGTCTAGTGCAGCCGAGCTGGCTGTCTTGGCAGCGTCCACGTCCGACCGAAGGTCCGTTAGGGCCTTGAGAACTAGACCGGCCTCGGTGCCATCGGCTTCATTCGCCGGAGCAAAGAGAGCCAGGATTTGCTGTAGGGCCGTGCCCTGCTCTTCGACCGCCTTGCGGAGCTTGCCCAGCCCCTTCTTAGCCTTTACAGGGGCAGCCGCACCCTCTTCAGCGGCGGGAGCGTCTTCCCGTGAACTTCCCTCTGGAGCCGCAGTAGTCTTGGCCTTGTCAACGTCTTCGGTGGCTGCAACCGGCTCAGTTGGAGCTGGTTCGGCAGCGGCCGGAGCTGTTGCACCAACGGCTGTTGCGAGCTTCGAGAAAAACTCGTCATCTGCAAGAATCTTTGCCATTAGCTGTTGTCTCCTAAAACAGATCGCCTAAACGCCTGGATTGCCTCGTACTTCTCTTCCGGGGTCAT